AAATAAATAAAAAGTAACAATAAAGAAAGATCCATAGTATTTTTTTTTTTTTCAATATCATCATCGTATTTTATATATCCACATTTAGAAAAATATTGATTTTTAAATCTATTCATGGATATGAGAAATATGGATCCGTTTAATAATTTATTATTTATACATTTCAATATTTCATTTTGTTTTTTGGTTGATATATTAATGGTTTCAATTTCGATCCTAAAATTAAAATTTTTTGCAAATTCATAACATTCATCTGTTGGTTTTTTCAATAAATTTTCTTCTGAAAAAGGCCACATTGTTTCCGGACATATACCATATTTATTAAGGGCTTCGAACATGGATAAATAGTTTGTCCCTGAATTTTCATTTTCCGTACCCATGAATGATCTTGCATTATAATAAATATATAAAGAAGACGGTAAAAAGGCTGGATAATCATTATATTTCATCAAAATGTATAATATATTGGCCATGCAATTGGCGGAACAACTATACAATGGATATTGATCTAAAATATATCTTATTTCACTACAAAAATTTACATTGATTTCAATATTTTTTAAAATATTTATTTTTATATCAAAATATTTTTCAAGAATATGATCTGATACAGTCAATGAATCCTCTATAAAATTCTGATCATCACAGGACCCAAAATACGATCCAACAATATATAGATTAGGTAATGGATTTCTAAATTTTATTTTAGATTCATTATTTTCAATACAAGGAGAACCATTTTTAAAATAATAAAATTTTAAATCGGTCACGGTATTGTTGTTATTTCCAAAAATTTTTATCCAATTTTTTTTTAAAATTTCTGAAAAATTTTCTATATTTTCATCGAAAATAGATGACCATTTATTTGATTTTTGGGAATCTTGTTCAAACGAAATTAATATCCAATTATTATCGTACAGGGATGAAATTGTTTGATTAAATATATTTGAATAAATGAAAAAATTTTCTATACCCTTGTAAGTAATTTTATCATTAAATTTTCCAAAAATTTTAGAATAAGTCCTGTAATGTATAGAATTTTTCATTTCATTTAGATGATTAAATATATCCCATTGTAAATAAATATTTGGAGGACATGCAATAATAATCTTTTTGGAATAAAAAATTTGATTGTGAGTAATAATTTCAAATACATTATTTTTATACTGTATATCTTTGATTTCTAAATTGGTAATGATATTTTCTAAAGAAGTATTTTCTAATAATTTTTCGATAATATAATTAAACCCTCGTTCTACATAAAAAGATTCATTTAAATTATCATTCGAAAATTTTTCATTCTTGTCAAATTGAAATAAAACCTTGTTTATTTTTTTATATTTTATATCCAGATTTTTTAATAAATTGATCAAACGATAGTGATGACTCTGGAATCTCCAAGGACCCGTTTCGTATAATATATGATTATCTCTGTCATATATAGTTTTAATTCTGCCTCCAAGATACTGTTCTTTTTCAATCAATAAAATTTTTATATCTGGAATATTCTTTACTATCTGATAGTAACAATATAAACCACCAATACCCCCTCCGATTATGATTAAATCTTGCATTTATTGTAATGTTTTTTTTTTACCATTCTATTTTTTCAATTCTATTATTTTTCATTGAACCATTTTGACTTCCATTAACACCCCCACCCAATGCACAATCACTTCCTCCATTAATGAGAAAGGGTGCACCGGCTAGACTTCCTCCATTAATGAGAAAGGGTGCACCGGCTAGACTTCCTCCATTAATGAGAAAGGGTGCACCGGCTAACCCATTCATCTCTTTACTACTAGGATCTATACTATTTGAAAAATAGGGGTTCATTTCAAAATACCAATTCATGTTTTTATATAATTTGGTATATTGTAAATTTGAATAATTATAACTAGTTGTCCCATAAGCATTGGGTATGACTTTTATATATTTATTATTAAAATCAGCATTATAATATAAATCAGATATGGATATCGGTGCTTTATTTTCATTTAAAAATACCGAAAAACTAGGCCTATAAATAATTAATTTATTTTTTTCAAGACGATAATATAAACTATTTTTTTCAAATTTATCTTTACAATTTGTTTTTGCTTTTGGATAACAATTCCAATTTTCCTTTGTTGAATCAGAATATTCTATAGGTAAAGAGAAAGTAATAATCGTATTATCTGAATTTAAAAAATTTGTTGTGCCTAAATAAACATATTCAGGATCTATTTCATTCGCAAACGCCATTATAAATATAGGACCATTGTTTTCATTAATAAGTCCACATGAATTGGGTATTATAATCATAGTTTCTAAAGGGGTATAACCCCAATCATTATCTGTTTTAAAAAAGGATTCTTGATATTGTAACTCGAATGCATAATCTATTTTCCATAAATTTAATTTATAATTTTCCTCTTCAGGTTTGATTAGATAATTATTTATACCTCCTACGATTAATAAATCGTTATCACCATTAGTTACATATGGGTACAAATTTACTGATTGTAATCCATAACGATTGAACACCATAAATGGTTTTTTATCCAAAAGACCAATCAGTGAACCATTACTATAATCAAAATCAATTTTTTGATAGATTCTAAGGGTAGTGTTCGATACTGGACTATTCGATAATATACCTGCAAAAATAAATCGATAGAAGGAATTTTTATCTGTTCTTTTGAAAATAAATAGTAAGGAATCGAATAAGATAAAAGGTTTTACATCATCATGCAATAAACTCAAGATTTTTTTCTTTGTATTGATGAGTTGATCTAATAAAGGTACTAAATATCCTAATTCAAATGAAGCGTTTTTATATTTTAATACTGTTTTTCCTCTATAATTCACTAATAATCCGGGTATCACATTAAATGTATTATAATTTGCAGTCAATATATTATCAGATTGCATATTTACAGACCAAAATATTATTTTTCCATCTTTCGTGCACTGTACCAACATATATGAACTAGCCGCATATTTTATTGGGAAAATTGCAAAATAGGATGGTTCTCGATTTGGAACTGATGAATCAATCAGGATATCTTGATAAATGGGCAGATTCAGGGTTTCTAACCCAGAAATCATTTTATAAATTATATCAGTACATATAGTAGTATAAGCATTTGGTACGCAAATGGATGACATTTTATTTCTATATTTCTAATATTAAAAAAAAAATTTAATTTAAAAAAAATGTCTAATTTTCATGAATAATTCTTCATCATAATTAAGAGTACAATTAATATTATCAAAATAGTGTATATTCGGTCGTTTTTCTAATTTTATATGATTGAATGTGATTTGTTTTTTTTTTATATAAAAATTTTTAACATGATACTGTTCAAAATAATCGATTATATCTAAACATTCATTTTTAATAAATTTGATATCATACTTGATATATTCTAAAATAAAAGATGGAATTTTAGGTTGATAATTTTTCATAAATTCGATTTTTATCACATTGGGTTTTATAAATTCAATATTACCAATATTTTTTATAAAACTTTTAGTATTTTTTATGAATTCAAATTCCACAATTAAATATAATTCTAATGAATATTCTTCATCATGAGTATTTTCTAAATATAATTTATCATATTTAAATTCAATAAAATCACTATACTGATTATCTTGAATTCTTTTATAAATCCATAAATTTTCATTTTTTAGTTCATAACCAATTCCTAAAATATAATTATTGGATAGTAAATTTAAAATTTTATCATATAAATTTTTATATTGAAAATAATACCATTTATCTGATGCATGAATCAACATATGATATATAATATATTGATAAATGTCTTCTTTTTTATGTGAAAATTTTTTAAAGTTTTCAGAATTTATATTTCTATCTTTTAAATATCTCTTAATTTCATTGACATTATTATCGATTATAGGATATTCCTTTGAAAAAGGTATTTTTAATTCACATATAAATTGTGTAATGAATGGCATTGAATCTAATTCAAATATAATTTTATAATCGATTATATTTTCATTTGGAATTAATAATAAAACTTCTTTCTTTTGTTTAATAAATTCATATACACTATATAAAGAAGAAATATTATTACCAATTACAATGTTATCATATTTTAATCTAAATTGAGAATATATCGGACTAAAATGATTTTTAATATAATGGTCGTAAAGATGAAAATTTTCTATAAATTTATATTTTTCTAAATCGATTGAAATTTTTATTAAATTGGATTTTATAATTTCATCATCATGTACAAATATTTTATGATTATTATGTAAAATTATAAAATTCCTAATTTCATTATCATAACCTACAATAATATACAAATCATTATTTTTTTCAAAAAAGAAAAGATTTCCCATGAATAATTCATAGATAATAAAAAAAATATCAACACTTTTATATGTTTTTAGAATAATGTCGATCGGATATTTATTACCCATTTCATAACAGAATTTTGATGGAATGAATGATAAATCATGACTAGGACATAGATTTTCTGTTACTAAACCATATCTATTAATAACTAAAAAAATATCATTGTAATTTGGACATTCTTTATTTTTAAAATTATTATAATACATAAAATAGGGAGAAAAAATGATATTTGGATAGTTATGAATTTTTATATAAATATTAATCATTGTTACAATAGATATATAATTTTGTAAGCATTCTTTTGATCTTAAAAAATAATCATTAAAAAAATATCCATAATTAATTGAAAAATTCATTTATAAAAAAAAAAAAAATATATTAAAAAAATGAAAGATTGTGAATTATTAAATTGGATATGCAATAATCCAGAATTAGTTGCTTTAAAAAAAGACATTGAAGAAATTAAAAGAATTTTATTCCTTCAAGCCAGTGAAGATGTTGGATTAGGATATTGTTACACCAATGTCAATAATTTAATTAAATATACATTTTCATACGGAAATCTTGAACAATCGGAATTTTGTCCACAAGCTCCAACGATAACTTATTATAATGTAAATATAAATAATTCATTCAACGGGGACAGAATATGGAATTTTGTTTTTGGTGGTGCAACACAAAATGGATTATTTACGGCTGTCTTTCAATTTGAACCAACTTGTTATGTACCCAATGGAGTGGATAAATATCAATTAAAAGATCTTAATTTTTATAGACCCAATTCCACTGAATATGAACCTTTTCAAGGGTATGCCGTCGTAAATGGAAATACGATAGGTATTTCTGGTGGTCCAATCGGACCTGTTGGGACTCCTCTGAATACGAATAATAATATTGTTGTTCCAACTTGGGAACCCAGCACCGGAACATTTACGATTACCGTAAATCTGAGTAATGCCTATGTAGGATGGTATGATTTAATACAACCACCTCCTACACCCGGTGGTGGTAGTTTGGCTCAATTGAATTGGCAACCATGTTATAGCCAACAAACAAATTCAATCTTTTTTAATATATGGATCAGAGATTCTGGAAATGCGAAAGGAGCAGGGAGATAATTTTTAATATCGCATATTTTGCATATAATTATTAAAAATTTTTATAAAAAAAAAAATATATTATAGAGATGAGAAATTGTGAATTATCAAATTGGATCTGCAATAATCCAGAATTAGTTGCTTTAAAAAAAGAGATTGATGAAATAAAAAGAATTTTATTCCTTAAAGGAAGTGAAAACGTAGGATTAGGAAGTTGTTATGATTATGTTGATACTTTGATTAATTATACATTTTCATATGCACCAGAACCTGCTGGATCTTTATGTGCAATACCTCCCAGTATTACCTATTATAACGTAAATATTAACAATTCATTTAATGGGGATAGAATATGGAATTTTGTTTTTGGTGGATTCACTCAAAATGCAAAATATACTGCTGTGTTTCAATTTGACCCTAATTGCTATGTACCCAATGGAGTCGATAAATATCAATTGAAAGATTTAAATTTTTATCAAGCAAATTCTACTACTTTGTATGAACCTTTTCAGGGATATATAGTCGTAAATGGAATCCCCATTGGTGTTTCAGGAGGTTCTGTAGGACCGGTTGGGACTCCTCTGAATACCAATAATAATATCATAACTCCGAATTGGGTTCCAGAAACCGCAACATTTACTATGAATATCGATTTAAATAATGCCTATGTGGGATGGTTTCAACAAATTCAACCACCTCCACCTTTTACACCCGGTGGTGGTCAATTATCTCAATTAAATTGGCAACCATGTGGTTCACCACAACAAAATTCAGTTTTTTTTAATATATGGATCAGAGATGCTGGCAGTGTAGGCCTTTCTGGAAATGCAAAAGGAATAGGAACGAGTGTAACGAGATAATTTTAATATCTTAAATCTTGTACACCCTGTCGTGATAAGGTATGTTTCAGAAGAAATTCGGGGAATGTCGGTTCATATACTAAAAAATTTTCCGTTTCTTTTTCAAACCATATTATAAAGCCATCGAAATCAAATGTGGGTTCGGTTGGTAATTTTTCTGAAACAAAATTGCTATTAAAAAATGTAAAAACCATTGTATTAATTTGTTCAATGAACCATGACCCTTGTGCGAGGATATAAAAATTATCATCATTATTAAAACCAACGACACCCCACATATAAAATTTTCCACGATTATCGGGAAAACATATAATTTCATAATAATCATCAAATGGCCTGTATTCCAACAATGAAAAATTTGGATTTAATATTTGCTGATATTGTAATTCATTCACACGACAAATTTCAGCGGTAGAATCCGTTTTTTTTATAAATGTATAATTTCCTGATCCTCCCACTAAACAACGATTATTTTCATTATCGGGAAGATAAAAAACATTATTAAATGTTAATAATTCATCGACATTTATAGAAAAAATTGGTTTATTCATTACTAATCCAATTAATATTCCATTTGCAATATCATATTTAAAAATATCAGAACACCATTTTTGATTTTCAGGATTAAAATAATAAGAATTCGTTAGAGATGTTGAAATTCCTTTGTCTTTATTCATATTAAATGAGTTAAAACCTAAAATTAAATCATTATCTAAATTGAATAAAGGACCTGGGAGATTTAAAATATTACTCACTGCTGTTTTATAATCTTTTAATTGATTTATATTATAAATACTAAAATCAATTGGATATTTTATATTCATATAACTTAAAAAATTCTGAACCCTTTCTTGTTGAAACACAATGTCAATTTTATTAACTGCTTCTTGTAAACTTACTAATGTAAAATTTGCACCCATATTTACGCTATATATATCTAAATTTCCAGATAAATCATCGCTTACAAATAAAACAAAACGATTCATTGGATTTTTGTGAAACGGATTAAATTTTGTCCTATCAATCATTAAATAATTTTTTTTCGGGTCATCCAATACTGATAAAGGATTATCATACATGATCAATAAATTATATAAATAATAAATTGTTTCCGTAGGAATATTAAATGTATATGGATTTTCCATTTTATAATTAAAAAAAAAAAATATATAAAATAGAATGTCGAATTGTATAAAAAATCCATATACTACTTTATGTACATCCACTATTTATAAATTAATATCCGGTCTTGAATCATTAATGTTACCTATTTATAATGATATTATCCTTGATGATACCCATCCAACCCCATGTTTTTATTCGATATTTCCCATAAAAGTTGCTTCTATATCTTATGTAATAACTCAATCAAATGAAAATAATGAAATTAATTTTTTAGGTATAAATATGAGTAATAATAATGTTCTTACAGCCGATTTTTTAATAGTCAATATAATTCCGGTTATAATTGTAAACTATAGAGGAAAAATATTTTTAAAATATAAAAATAATTCATTTGAATTTCGTTTTGTCGTTCCATTTATAGATGAATTAATAAACACTAAAAAAATTATTCAAAATCTTTTTAATGACAATATAAAAAGTTTCGTTTTATTTGATAAATTAGTATTTATTTTTGCAAAAATTAATGATGATTTATATTATCGTTTTGTTTACGCTGGAATATTAAATCATAACGAAAATGGATATTTTATTATTCCAAAAACTTTTTTTGATTTTAATGATGGAACATTAGTAGGATTATTCGATAAATTCCCATATTTTTCTTATAACAGTTTTGGGATCCAATCATTTAATTATTATCCATATTCGAATTATTTATTTGGTCAAAAAGAATTATTTTTAAATTATTTGATTGTTGGTGGGATCAATAATTATTTTATACAGCCAGTGAATAATTTAAAACCAAAATTATGGAAAATTTGTAATGCTTTTGAGTTACATTATCAGACGCAATATTTAGATACCGATAATAAATGGGGGTATTGTCCTTTAAAATCACAAATCCTTATCGAAGATAATTGTAAAATCCCCAAAAAAAATCCTGTATATATAGTTGCCTTCAATAACAATGTTGATCCAGACTTTGTATTTTTAGGAACGACAGATTTCTTTAATACGGATAATACAATCATTACTTTTGCAAAAAAAATAATTTATATTGACGATCCTAGTCTATACAGTTGGAAAGTATACCCTGATTCCGGAAAATTACCTCCCGAGAATGATCAACCTAATTTATATTTTTATTATGATAATGAAAACGTGTATATATATAAACCAACTATTAATTTATTTTTAATAAAATATAAAGGAGCCATATCTATTCAAGATCTACTTTATAGTTTTACAATTAATGAACATTATTTAAAAATATTTTCAAAATATTATTCAATTTCTTATGATGAAAATGGATATAATAAATTGTATAAAAATTCTAACTTTTATTTCGAATCAGAATTTAATGAAAAAGAATTTCCAAAATTAAATTTGTGATTTTTATCGTAAGAAAATCTCATTTGACACCTTGAAACATTTAAAAATGTCGTTTTTAAATGTTTCAAGGTGTCAGAAACATGATCGTATTATTTGGATTTATTTTTTAATATTTGCGCCAATCGATATCCAACAACTAAAGAAGGAACACTCGTTGAACCACCCCATGGTTTCGGTAAAACAGAGAGATCCGATAAATATAAATTATTAACACCAATCACCTGGTATTGATCCGAAACTACGGAAGATATTGGACAGGTTCCATGATAATGATAGATAGAATCGTATTTTTCTCGTATATAGGAAGCATCAACTGTTTGTGGATTCTTCCATCCAATTTTTAATAAAATATTCTCTGTTATATTTATACTTTCTAATATATATTGGACCCCGATTTCATCTAATTCATTTAAGGTCACTGACGGTAAAATGTTTGCATCTTTGGAAGTTATTTCAACAATTCCATTATGAGGAATTTCTGAAGATAAAGCATAAGTAACGATCAACGGTGATTTGGGCACATTAGGTAGTGCATTGAGATAAGTTTGCCATGAAAGTTTAGGGGGATTCCTCGTCTGTAAATAACCCACGATAGTATTCGAATCTAATGATTGAGGTTTAAATTCTTTCTGAAGATAACTTGGTAGATCTGCCAAATAAGACATTTGATTATACATTCCTAGAGAAGGTCCTAATTTAGATTTATTGGAGAGCCACCTGGTAATATCATGAGGATATTGTAAGATAAAGTCTTGGTTTACCCATTTTTGAATCGCCGTGGGACCACCCGGATGTTGATTGACCCAATCAGTAAAATCATATATTTTTCCTCTGTCCTCCATAGGAATACCATCCCCCATTATTGCGTATAAATAACGACCCGTTTTTTCATACAATTGTTTTAATGTAGTACTATTCCATACAAAACTCGAAAGAGGAATATTTGTATAGGTTAAAGAAACTCCTGCATGATCGTACATTTTGGAACCAACGGGTAAATCATGATAAACAGGAATGGATAATTTATTTAATAATTCTTTCGGTCCTACACCCGATCTTTGGAGTATGGCAGGAGTTTGAATCGCTCCTGCGGCAAGAATAACTGTTTCTGCAAAATAAGAATTTCCTTTTACATCTCTTACACCTGAAACGTTTGAATGTGTTTCATCCCATAATAATTGATCGATTAAAATATCATAAATAAGAGTAATGTTTTTTTGATTAGCAATAAATTCCCCAATCAATAAACGTTCATTGGTTTCAATATTGCTAGCATAAATGTCATTTGAATATACTTTATAAACATCACCTTGATTGGCTTCTAAAACTCCTTGAATTTCTTTCCAAGCATCAGATGGAGGTTCCTTATATCCTTGAGGTTTCAAGATTTCAGTGACGCGAACAAAATCGTTTTTCCATTCAGGATACGATTTTT